GCGTGTTGCAGTCGCCGAACCGCTCACACAGGGCATCCCGGCTCATGTCGCCCGCTCGCAGCGCAATCAGGATCCGGCCGAACACCGTCGATTGCGTGTAGGGGCGAGCTCGTTGGCGGGCGTCAGCCATGGCCGTTCGTCCGATTGCAGATGCGCGGGCGCAGGTGTGCGAGCAGATCGGCTTCCGCGCACCACCAGAACTCGGGCAGCGACACCAGGGCGCCGCTGACTTCAGAACGCCAGCCATCCGCGGTGTACATGTAGATTCCCGAGATCAGCGCCTCCTCCAGCCACGGGTCATCCTGTGGTCCGGCTGGTGCGGCAAGGATCGCGGTCACGCGCAGATCTGGCGTTTCGGTGTGCGGATGCCATGGGATCATCGCTGTTCCTCCCAGATGACCACTACGCCTTCGAAGACGCACGAAACCGTTACGTGCCCGGGCGTGTCGTACCAGAAGTTCCGGGATCCGGCTGCATCGAGCAGCGCGGCGAGCGACACCTGCGGGTCGCGCTGGATGCGGATCGAAGGGTCGCCGCAGGCGAAGGGCTCACCCGCAACGCTGTGCGCGACGACGCGGATCCCCATCGCGCGCAGCCTGCGCATCGCAGCGTTGAGCAGCGCCAGGCGTTCCGTGGCCTTGCGGGTGAGCACCCGGGGAGGCGCGGCATCGGCGGGGTTGGCGCCAGACCAGGCGCAATCGCTTTCGTGGTGCGGGCGCGGGATGTTGCGGCCGTCGCCGTGCCGATACATGGGGATCACACTCGGGCCGGCAATCATGATTCCCTCCGCACGGATGCCTCGATCAGCTGCGCGGTCACCTTCGGGGCTCCGATGCGCACCGCCTGGTTCATGGCGCCGCTCACCAGATTGTTCACCGCCAGCGGGTAGCACAGCGAGACCGTCTGCGCCTGGGTCTGCCCGCGCACCCGGCGGGTGATGCTGGTGCGCAGCTTCTCCTGGATCATCTCGAGCGCACCGCGCTCGAAGATGGCGTCGAAGTCGGCATCCACCCGGGCGAACTTGTGGCGCAGGTACGGCTCCAGCGCCGGCCCGAGCGGGCCGAGGCGCGCGAACTCGCAGCGCTGCACCACTTCGCGCACTTCCGGGTTGTGCTCGGAGAGCTTCCACTCCAGTTCGGTCTGGCCGATCAGGATGATCGCGAGCAGCTTCTTGAAGCCCTCCTGCACCTCGTAGAAACGCTTCAGGTGCTTCAACGTGGGCGTTGCCAGGCAGTGCGCCTCTTCGATGATGAGCAGGTGCTTGCGCCCGATCTGGGCGCTCGAGCGCAGGATGTCGTGCATCTGCTCGCTCCGGTCCTGGACGCTCACGCGCTGGCGCGTCCCCGGGGCCACTCGCCGGATCACGGCGCCCGTGATGTCGGTCGCGCGCAGCATGCGGCCCTTGTTGTTGGTGTCCTCCATCCCGAGCACGTACGGTTCGATCACGGTCACCGGTTCATCATTGGTGTTGATCCAGTCGATCAGGTCGTGGCGCAGCGTGCTCTTTCCGGCCCCGCTCTCCGCGATCACCGCCAGGAGCCCGCCGTGCTTGGCCACCTGGCGCATCGCCGCACGCACGTAGCGGATGTCGTCGCTGACGAACACGTCGGCGTCGCACGCCATCTCGTCGGTGAAAGGGTCGCGGAGGATGCGAAAGTGGGTCTTCGCCTCCCTCGTGAGGGTCTGTTTGCGTAGTAGCATGTGCACGTCCTCCGGTTCGTGTGCTTCGGGCTGGGTGACCGGCGCAACAGCGTGAGCGCGCTGTTGCGCCATTTCTCTTTCGACGGCGTCGATCTGCAAGTCGGTGGCGCCGTGGCGGCGCAGGAAGTCGATCGCGCTCGCCTCGAGTTCGGCCGAGGCAATGCTTCGCGGCCAGTAGCCGTACTTGATGATCTGGGTCAGCGCGGCCGGCGAGATCTCCATGTGCCGCGCGAGCGCGTTTTGCGACTGCCGCAGGTTCGGCAGCAGGGACTGGAGCACGGTGAGTTCCCGCGTCATGTCAGGCCACCCTGGCGGCGGAGCCGCTGTTCGGGTCGCGCAGTTGCTCGATCAGCGCAGCCACCTGTTCTTCGGTGGCACCCTGACCGTAACGGAGCGAAAAGAATCGATGCTCGTCGGGCGTGAGGTTGCGCCCCAGCCCGTCCACGATGCGCAGCATCGCCGAAGTGGCGTCGAGCCGATCGGGTTCGGCCGCCACGGCATGCGCGGGGGCCTCGATCCCGGTGCCCGCGCGCGGCAGGTAGGTCGGCTGCTCGATCTGCTTCAGGTGGCTGTGCGCATCGAGCGTGTTGCCAAACGGTACCGCCTTCTTCTCGCGGGCGCGCTTGACTTCCTCGGCCGACAGGCCCGGATAGGCAGCCGCGTCCATCGCCGCTGCCGCGTGCTCGATCGCGGTGTCGGGCATGGCCTTGTACTCGGCGCCGATCTCGGCGGCAGCGGCGAGCTGGCCGAAGCGGTCGTAGCCGCGCTCGGGCTCCACGCGGTAGATCAACGGCGCACCGTCGTAGCGCGCCACCTCCACCTGGATCGCACGATCGCCGTACACCAGCGGGCGCACCGTCACGGTGTCTTCGATGCAGATGCCGTCGAGCCCGCGCAGGCTGTAGAACTCCGAGCGATCGGCTGCCGGATGGCGGAACTGCACCGTCAGGTCCGGGCGCACCTGGCGGGTCTCGATCTTTCCTGCCATCAGTGCCCGGCACACCTCCACGTCGGGCAGCACGCGCAACTGCTCGGCGGTGATCCACTGCCACAGGTCATAGCGTGCCACCGGCTCGGCGAGCCCACGCCGGTGCAGGCGTGAATCCTGCCCAGGCAGCAGGTTGGCATTCCAGGCGTTGGCCCAGGCCGCTGCGGCGGCGTTGAGCTGGTCCACGTCCTCCACCGGTTCGAAGCGCAGGCGGCTCTCGAACTGGGTCTCGACGATGTTGTTGGCACCTTCCACCCCGCCCTTGGCCCGGGCGTTGCCCGCCTCGTGCTCCAGCGGCGTCACCCCGAGGCTGCGCAGCAATTCCTTGATGGCCGCCGAGGTGTTGGCGCTCCCCTTGTCCCACAGCAGGCAATACGGCACCCCGTGCAGCAGCCGGCCCGGCTGCTGGCCCCAGGCGTACATCAGGAAGTCGAACAGGTTGTGCTGCGTCTCGCCGGCCGCTTCCACGTACCAGGGCACCAGCACCCCGCTGGCGCGGTCGTACAGCACGTAGCGCCACACCTTGAACTTGACCTTCGCCAGACCTTCGAGCTTGTTCTTGTAGAACTCGCGGTCGCGCAGGATGTGCTGCTTGCCGCGCAGGTAGTACACCAGGCACAGGCTGGGGTCGACCTCGTGGGTGTGGTTGGGGTGCGGCGCGCGCAGCGCCTGCACCGGATTGGCGTTGCGCTGGGCCGCGACGTTGAGCTTGCGCCCGCGCAGCAGGCGGTTCAGGTGCCCGGTGCTGCAGCCGAACTGGATCTCGTTCTGTTCCAGCATGCTGCGCGCGGTGGTCGAGAACAGCGCCTGCTTGCCGTTGTCGCGGACCGCCTCACGCTGCGCGGCCCCGAGCGCCACCAGCGATTCGGCCGGCACTGCCGTGCTGCCCTTGTCGCAGCGTACGGCGCGCCCCGGGTTGCGCCCGGCAGACGCCTTCAGGTGGGTGTACACCGTATGGGTCGACCAGCCGAGGAACCCGGCCGCGGCCTCGACCAGGCGGCGCTTGCCGCCGTGGGGCGCGGCATCGAGCTTGCGCGCGAGCTCGCGCAGGTAGTCCCGCGTTTCGGGGGCGAGTTGTGCCGCCATCATCGCCTCCATCACGCCGCGTCCAGTTCTGCATCCTGCGCGCCGGGCTCGCGCAGCAGGTAGCGGCGCGCATCCTCGATGTCGGCCCCGAAGCGCGTCTCCAGCTCGTTTTGCAGTGCGCCCACGAGGCGCGCGGTGCGCTCGATCGCATCCGCGAGCGTGAGCAGCACCGTCTGCACGGCCGCGGGCATGGGGGCGTCGACCTCCGGGTCGTAGTCGGGCGCCGCGCACACTTCCTGCGTGTACCAGACGTCGAGCGCCGTAACGGCCTCCAGATGCGCCCCCACCAGGCGGTCGAGCAGCTTCTGGCGCTCGCCGATCTCGCCCTTGAAGGCGTCGACCCGCTCGTCCCATGCCGCCGTGCGCAGCTCCAGCCGCGCCTTCGCGCGCTTGACCGCGTCGACCTCTTCGCGCTTGTCGGCGAGCATCTTCTCGACCGTTGCCCGCTCGGCGCGCTCCTCGCGCAACGCGGCGCGCAGCTCCTTGACCGACATCGAGGCGATGTCGTCGAGCGAGAGCTCGCCGGTCTGGCCTGTGAGTTCGAGTTCTTCGACCTGGTCGTCGTCGAGCACCAGCAGCTCGAACAGCTTTGTCTGGTTGCCGATTGCCTCGGCCAAATGTCTCGTCGACGAGACATTTGAGAACTTCGTCGCGGCCTGCATGAACTTGGCTGCCACCTTCCGGTCGAGGCCGAGCACCTCCAGGCGGGCGAGGAAGTTCCCGTGCACGCACGCCTGCTTCAGCACGGCCAGCCCGCGCCCCACCTCCAGGCACGCCTCCACGCTGCGGCGCATGTTCGCGCTGATGTCGCGCTGGATCAGGTCCGGGTCGGTGCAGTCGGCCGGAAGCTGGTAACCCAACTGATGGGCCACCGCGCGCACCGCGGCGTCGTGCTGCGAGGCGGCCAGCGCCTGCGCGCTTTGCGCCTCATGGATCGCGATCTCGGTCGCGGCAATCTCGGGCGGCGTGGCGCCGACGAACGCGGGGCCGTGCTTCACGGCAGCGGCAAGGGGCTTGCGGGGCATGATTCCTCCGGATCTCGGTTACGGTTTGCAGGCGTAGGTCTGTTCAAAGTCGTGGGTGCGCTGGCGAAGCCGCGCCACCTCGTCCTGGTGGGCGATCGCGATCTGCACCAGGCGCGGCGTCAGGCGCCAGAATTCGGGCTTCGTGGCCATGCGCTCGGCAATGCCCTCGGAGGCAAGCACTTCGAGGTCGCGCAGGGTCTTGGGCTCGGCCTGGCCCACCATCTGCGCGAGCTGCTTGAGGCGCAGCCCCTCGAAGCTGTGGCCCTGCAGGGCAAAGACGAGCGCGATGGCGCGGCGTACCGGCTGGTTCGAGTGCGCTGCGGCGTTCATTGCGCGGCTTCCTCGCAGCGCAGCAGCGCGTGGGCGTACTTGCGTTCGAGCAGCGCCCGCACCGCGCGGGTGATGGTGCGGCCCTCGTCGGCCCCCACCTCGATCTCGCCGTAGCTCGTGCCGATGATGAAACCGCGGCCTTCCATGTCCGGGATCTTCTTGCTCAGTGCGTAGCCGAGGTCGCGCACGGCTTCTTCATGCAGGCTCATAGGGGCTCTCCCAGTTCCAGTTCGGGTTGATCGGTCTTCTCGACCGTGTTGCGGTGCCAGGCGAGCAGCTCGAGCGCGTGCTGGACTGCGCCGAGCGTCTCGGCCTGGTCGGCGCGGCCGGCGTAAAAGCGCAGCAGCGCAGCCCCGGTGTCGGCCAGCACGTGCTGCAGCTCGGCGCTTTCATCGGCGCTCGGGCGGCGCCCGGTCGGCATCGGCACGAAGAGCCCGCCGGCCTGCGCGGCGAGGTAGCGGATCACCGCGCGCCCGCCCGTGTTGTGAAACCAGCCGGCGAGCCGGTTCGCAGGCAGATCGGCGTCTTCCATCCACTTGTAAAGGCGCGAGGCCGAAACGGCCTGCAGCTCGGCGTGGCGCTCAACCGACATCTGCCGCGTGCGGATGCCGGCAGCCTTGTCCTGTTCGAACGCGGCCACCAGGCTGGTGGGCACGCGGTTCCAAGTTCGGCGACTCATTGGAAAGCTCCCGAAGGCGCGCCTTGCAAACAAAATGGGGGGTTGCATGTGGTGCAAGGCGCTTGCAACCCGTACGCTTTGCCCATCGCAACTCGTGGGAGATCACACATGGACACCCCTCGCGTCATCACGCTGGAACACAGGCTGAGCGCCATGCGCACCATGCTCGGCATGCTCATCGCGCACCTGGACGACAACGGACTCATCGACCGCGAAGTGCTGCAAGCAGACCTAGCCGTCGCGCTCGACCAAGTCGAGCCGCCCGACCGAGTGGCATCCGACGTTGCACACGTGTTCCGGATCGCGGATGTGATGCTCGATGGCTGGACTCGATCGCGAGCGCGCGCAGGCGACGAGCGGTCGCCGGACTGATGCTGGCCCGGGCATTCATGCAGCCTCCCGGTGCTCTTCATGGCAACGGCGGTAGGCCTGCTTGCGCGCCACCGCCTGGCCGATCTTCAGGCCCAGGAACACGGCGATGTTGTGGCTCGCGCCACGGCGGCACGGCTTCTTGCCGCGCAGGATGGCGTCGACAAGGCTGGGGGTCACCGAGAACTGGCGCGCAAGCTCGGCCTGCGACAGACCTTGTTCGTCCATCCACTGGCGCGCCTCGGCAGGGGTGCGGGTTCTGGTCTTCATGGCTTTTCCGGTGGTCATTGGTTGCGGGTCGGTGATAGATTTGCGGGAGTCATCAAGGGGGCTGACATGTCGGACTTGAAGTCGAAAGCAGAAAAACTGCTGTCCAGGCAAACGGCATCACTACGCAAAGCGGCAGACGATGGTGTGTTCAACGAGTCCTGGTTCGGCCGGTATGTCGTCGAGGCGCTGTCATCAGGACGGCGAATTTCGCGAAGCGATTTGCGCACGTGGCTCGAAGACGAGCTGATCAGGCTTTGCCCTTCGGATACCGACCCGATGCGCCCGTTTCTGGAAGCAGCGATTCGCAGAGTCGACGAGTCACCGCCAGAGTCGAGCGAGAGCACCTGAAACAGGAGAAAGATCCAATCTGCTTCATTGCGTCGTCGGGACTTGAGTGCCCGGCGAAAGAGTCGCTCCAGATCCAACGGGCGACGGCCGCGCAGTACGCGTTGAACGTTTCGATCCAGGAGCCTTTCAAGCTGATCAAATGGGTCGGGCATCACGACCTCCTTGCCGCCTGACGGGTGGCGGTTGTGACGGGGTTTATGGGTGTTGGTGGGGTAATGATGGTCCGAAAATCCGGACCCGTCAACTAATTAGTGTCTGGATTTCCGTATGAGCATAGGTGAGCGTCTAAAACTCGAGCGGGAGCGGATGGGGATGACAATCCAGGAATTCGCAGAAGCTGCCGGAGCCAGGAAAAACACTGTCATCGACTGGCAGAACGACGTGTCTAGTCCTCCGACCGCGAAGCTGGCCGCGCTAGCGGCAATGGGTCTGGATGTGCTTTACGTCGTCACCGGCCAACGTGCTGGCGGCGCGCCAGCCGCCCCCGCCCTGACCCGCGAGGAAGAAGCGCTGCTGGACAACTACCGACACTCACCACCCGATGCGCAAAGGGCCATCAAGGCGGCGAGCGATGCGTTCGCGAAATACGAGGGGTGCTGTGTGACGAAGAAGGCCGGTTGAGGTGAATATCCGGCGTGCAGCAAACCGATCACGGCTCGGACGCTGGAGGTGGTCCGGCTGGTTGTTGTGTCAAGTCGGATGGCATCACTGGGCGTTTTCGTGCGTGAATGCCGAAGGTGAGCGTGTGTTCCGCTGCCGGCGCTGTGCCGTTACCTTTATCGGTTGTTGAAACGAATTCAACCAGGGAGACGAACGATGGCGAAGATCAAGATTCTTGCGGGAGATTTTCCGACGGGTGGCGCATCTATGATGCTCAGTCAGATTACTTTGCCGTGGGCGCCGGGGGATGGTTTCCTGCCCAAGACAATACCCCTGACTGATCTGGAGGAGATTGCCATCGCAACCGAGGAGAGCGTTAAGCGGATAGGTGGAACGCTTGGCTGGGGGGCGGCGGGAGCAGTTGTTTTGGGCCCAGTTGGGTTGCTGGCCGGGTTGCTACTGGGAGGCAAGAAAACCGAAGTCACCTTTGTTGCGAAATTCAAGGGTGATAAGAAGATGTTCGCCTCAACGGATAGCAAGACTTATAACGCCATGGCTGCGGCGGTGTTCAGGTGATCTTGGTTGTGCTGGCTAGGGTGTTCGCACGGCGTCGGGGAAGGTCTATGAATACAACTCAACCGCCGTGCTCGAGGCTGCTCGCCAGTTATCGGGGCGCCTGACGGCTGCCGACCTGGAGCCTGAACCGGAGAAGCGGTAAGGATCGAGGCGATGTTCGGGTGGCGGTGACGGACTGGCTGATCAGATAGGGCGCACAACAATGTAGAGGGGGGATGGATCGATGAGCAGAACAAGAACCGTGCAGATATCCGCACTCAACATCGCCATGCACGAACCGCATTCACCGGAAAAATACGTCGACTTGCTCAAAGAGGTTTTTGCACGTCATGCGGCAATCGAACTGGGCGAGTTGCATCGAGCGATGATGGGGACGTTGTACCTTGAAGATAGTGATGATCCGCTCAAAGGGCTGAGTGGCGAGTTTTTCCGATTTGTGAACCTTGATCCAAACGAGCCTTGGTTCAACATGGAGACCAGGGACGTGGCAACGGAAGACGATGTCAGCGCGATCCAGATCCCAAGGAATCTTGTGCCACATCTCAGGCGCATCCCGTTCTTCTTTCGGCCTGAAACCCATGAGCTTTGGTTTATCCGGCGCAATCGCAAGGATGCGCTCGGTCCGGCTTCGGCGGCCAGATTGATGGAGCGTCTGATTTCACCGCTCGTCGTCGAAGGCCGGTTTCCGCAAGTCGAGATAACCCCCTTGCCGGACTCTGGGATATTGGAGAGGATGCTCTCTGTTCCTACGCTGGAAAAGCTCAAGATCGAGCTGAAGCGCCCTAACTCGGATGGCGGGGAGGATGAACAGGCGCGGTGGCAGAAAAAGTTGGAGCGGCAGAAGGCGAAACGGCTCAAAATGGAGCTCACCGCCTCGCACGCCGAATCGATAGAGCCTGACGAAGAGACGCGAAGCCTCGCCAAGGCTGCGTCCCGCAACGGTCGGGTTGAGATTGAAGGGCGGGATAGCAACGGATCGAAGGTGGTCGAATCGACCGAAGAGCATCCATTGGTGGAGCGAGTTGTGGTGGATCCTGAGCTTGAAACGGTTCAGGACATCTTAAAAAGAATGGCAGACGGCGCATGATTTGGAGGTAGCAGGCTCTTGCAAGAAGACGCAGCGAAGATCTATCGGCAATACTGGCGCGCGTACGGCGGGCGCCAGGCTTTGTTGCGTTCGCCGTATCTGCGGGTGGCCTTGGTTGTTCTTGTCCTGACCGTACCGTTCTGGGCCCGTGGAGAGTGGTGGGAGCAGGTGATCGCCGTGATTCCGAGTTTGCTCGGCTTCACGCTGGGCGGCTTCGCTATGTTTCTCGGATTTGGCGATGAGAAGTTTCGTGCCTTGCTTGCAGAACCTGACGAAGACGACCCGGATGCGCCATCGCTGTTCGTAGGCCTGTGCGCGACGTTCGTTCATTTCATCCTGGTTCAGGGGCTTGCGCTGGGCTTTGCTGTGGTCGCCAAGGCATGGGCATTCACTGTCGCATGGCCGACGCCGCTTGATATAGTTGTGGCATGTCTGAGTTTTCTCGGTAGTGCGATCGGGTACGGGCTTTTCCTGTACGCAGTCGCCTCGATGATGGCGGCAACCATGTACGTTTTCCGGGTTGCCACCTGGTACGAAGGGCACCGCCGAACCGAGATGCAGGAACAGGCGACCGAACCGCCCCCTTAGTGCAAAACCCTTTGCGTGCCACACCCCCGCAGCGCCCCCGATCATGGGGGCGTTTTCATTCAGGGGGTGGGCGATGCAGATTCTGCCGAACCGGGCGCTCGACTGGCCCATCGCGTGGGCGGGCGTGGAGGAAGTTGCGCGCAGCGAGGGATGCCGGCTGCGCGCGTACCGCGATATCACGGGTGTGTGGACCATCGGCTGGGGTGAGACCGAGGGCGTGACCGAAGGTATGGTCTGGTCGCGGGCCGAGGCGGACCTCCGGCTGTGCGCTCGCCTGGGGGAGTTCAGCCGGGGTGTGCGGGCGCGCCTGACGCGGGCGGCCACGGCGAACCAGCTCGCTGCGATGGTGAGCCTCGCATACAACATCGGCCTGGCGGCGTTCGGCCGCAGTTCGGTGCTCGCCGCCCACAACCGCGGTGACGATCTCGCTGCTGCGCGGGCGTTCGGGTTGTGGAACAAGGCACGGGTTGATGGCGTGTTGCGCGAGGTACGCGGGCTGACGGCGCGGCGAGCGCGCGAGGCTGCGTTGTACCTTGCCGCGGCGCCGGAGAGCCTGCCGCCGCTCGATGCCGTGCCCGAGGAGCTTGCGGGCGGCGTGATCGACATGCCCGAACCTGAGCCCGAGAGCCGTCTTGCGGCCAGCCCGATTGCACAGGGGGGCGTTGCCTCCATGGTCACCGGAGGGCTGGCGGCTGCATCGTCGGCCTCCGGAAGCGTGCGCGAGATCTCCTGGGGGCTGGGCGTCGACCCGCTGCTGATCCTCGCGGCCGTGGCGGTCGTTGCCGGCGCGGTGGTGCTTTTCTGGCGCAACAAGCAGCGGCGGGACGGCTGGGCATGATGGCGCAGACCCCCATCGCCGTGGCTGGCGCGCTCCTGGTGGGCGCGCTGCTCGGCAGCGCCTACACCGGCAATGCGAAAGACGCCGCGATCGCCCGCATCGAGCGCGATGGAGCGCTGCAGCTCGCGCGCACGGCCGACGCGGCGAGCATGCGGCTCTTCGAGGCGCAGCGCCGCAGCGATGCACTGACCTCCGACCTCAATACCGCGATCCGCGCGGCGCGCGAACTCCAGCAAGGGCTTGACGATGCGATCTCACGAACGACTGACGGGCGCGCTTGCCTGCGCGGCCCTGCTCTGCGCCTGCTCGACGGTGCCCCCGGGCTCCGCGTTGCCGGACTGCCCCCCGCCGGCGGCGGCTCTGCTGGAGCGGATGCCCGAATCGCTGCCACCGATACCGACCTCGGACGCTGGGCCGTCGCCGCGGGACGGCAGTACGACGAGTGCCGCAAGCGGCTCGACGCGTTGATCGACTTTCACGGCGAGGGCGCGCGATGACGCCAGTGCAGATCGATCTGTGGGCACTGATCACTTTCCTGGTCTTTCTTGCGGTGACCGTGGTCGGCGGGATCGTGGGGGCGGCCCGCTACACCCTGACCCAGAGCGAACGACGTCAGGACGAACGGCATGAGGCCGGCGAGAAGGCACGCATGGAGAGGGCGCTGCACTGGGATGCGCGATTCACGGCCCTGGAGGCGGCAGCGAAGGCGGATGCCGGGCAGTGGCAGCGGGTCGAGCGTGAGCTGCTCTCGCTCAAGGCCGACTTGCCGGTGCTGTATGTGCGCCGTGAAGACTACGTGCGCAACCAGACCATCATCGAGGCCAAGCTCGATGCGGTGGCGCTCAAGCTGGAGAACATCCAACTGAAGGGGAACAAGTCGTGATCGACCACGCCAAGGTGCGCCGCGAGTCGCTGCGCTGGTATGTGCTGCTGGCGCTGTACAACGCCCGGCCCGAAGACATGTGCGAGGAGCATCTGCAGATGATCGCCACCGGCATCTTTCCCGATGCCACGCCAATCGAGGTGCGCCAGCAGCTCGACTACCTCGGCGATCGCGAGCTGGTGGAAGTGCGCAAGGAGCCGGGTGGGCGCTGGTGGGCGGGACTGACCCGCCACGGTACCGACATGTGCGAGTACACGATCGACTGCGAACCGGGCATTGCCCGGCCCGCCAAGTACTGGGCCGGTTGATCCATGGCCCGGAAGAGCTCGATCCAGCAGCTGGACCCGCGCCTGCGCGAGGCGGTCGATGGGCTGCTGCGCGCTGGCCGCCACACGCTGGATGACATCCTCGCCCACCTGGCACAGCTCAACGGCGGAGAAGCGCCGGTGAGCCGCTCGGCGCTCGGGCGATATGCCCAGCGCGCCGAAGAGCAGATGCGCCGCTACCGCGAGGCGCGCGAGGTGGCCAAGGTGTGGGTAGCCAAGTTCGAATCCGAACCGGACGGCGACGTGGCCCGGCTGCTGCCGGAGATGCTGCGTTCGGTGGCCTTCCAGACCCTGGGCAGCATGAGCGAGCGTGAGGACGCCGCCGACGCCGAAGAGGTGATGCTGCTCGCCAAGGCGATGAAGGATCTGGCCAGCGCCGACAAGCTCACCACCGAGCGCATCCTGAAGATCCGCGAGGAGGTGGCGAAGAAGGCGGCCGTCGAGGCGGTGAAGACCGCCAAGGCGCAAGGGCTCTCCGATGAGGCGGCCGAGCTGATCCGGCAGAAGATCCTGGGGGTGGTGTGATGCGTCCGGTGGGTGTTCTCGCCCTGTTCTTGCTGCTCGTCGCCGCTGTGCTGGCGGCCCCGCACATGACCTGGCCGGAGGCACGAAGCCTTGCGCTGGTCGCCGTCGCAGCGGGCGTCGTGTTTGGCGCGATCGCGATGCGCCTTTCGTGATGGAACCCCGCGAATCCCGCACCCCCATGGCGCTGCTGCCCTACCAGCAGCGCTGGTGCGCGGACAAGACGCCGGTGAAGGTGATCGAGAAGAGCCGCCGGATCGGCCTCTCCTGGGGCGAGGCGGCCGACACCGCACTGCTCGCGGCCTCCACCTCGGGCATGGACGCCTGGTACATCGGCTACACCAAGGACATGGCCGAGGAGTTCATCCGCGACTGCGCGGACTGGGCACGCATGTACGGGCTGGCCGCCGGCGAAATCGAAGAAGGCGAAGAGGTCTTCATCGACGGCGAGGAGAAGCAGTCCATCCTCACCTTCACGATCCGCTTCGCCTCGGGCTGGCGGATCACCGCGCTGTCCTCCAGTCCGCGCAACCTGCGCGGCAAGCAAGGGCGCGTAATCATCGACGAGGCGGCATTCCACTCCGCCCTGGGCGAGTTGCTCAAGGCGGCGCTGGCCTTGTTGATCTGGGGTGGCGAGGTGCATGTGATCTCCACCCACGACGGGGCGGAGAATCCGTTCAACGATCTGTGCCAGGACATCCGTGCGGGCAAGGTGCCCTACAGCCTGCACCGGGTGAGCTTCGACGACGCGGTGGCCGATGGCCTGTACGAGCGCGTGTGCCTGCGCACCGGCAAGACGCCCACCGATGAGGGCAAGGCCAAGTGGGTGGCGGACATCCGCGCCCAGTACCGCGACAACGCGGCCGAGGAACTCGATTGCATCCCGAAGAACTCGGGCGGCGCCTGGCTCTCCCGGGCGCTGATCGAGGCACGCATGGTCGATGTGCCGGTGTTGCGCTGGAAGCCGCCGGGCGAGGACTTCGCGCTGTGGCCCGAGCATCTGCGCACGGCCGAGATGCGCGAGTGGCTGGAGACGCACGTCGCACCCTTGCTGCGCGAGCTGGACCCCAACCTGAAGAGCGGCTTCGGCATGGACTTCGGCCGCTCGGGCGACCTCTCGGTACTCGGCCCGTTCCAGATCCAGCAGAACCTGGTGCGCCGCTTTCCCTTTGCCGTCGAGCTGGCGAACTGCCCGTTCGACCAGCAGCGCGAGGCGCTCTTCTACGTCGGCGACCGCCTGCCCAACCTGCTCGCCGGCAAGCTCGACGCACGCGGCAACGGCCAGTACCTGGCCGAGAAGGCGGTACAGAAGTGGGGACCGGAGCGCATCGAGGCGGTGATGCTCTCCCAGACCTGGTACCGGGAGAACACCGCGCCGCTGAAAGCGGCCTTCGAGGACGGGACGATCGAGGTGCCGTGCGACGCCGACCACCTGGACGATCTGCGCGCCTTTCAGGTGGTCAAGGGCATCCCGATGATTCCGGACGCGCGCACCAAGGGCAGCGACGGCCAGCAACGCCACGGCGATGCGGGCGTGATGTACCTGCTGGCCTACGCGGCCAGCCGGGCCGAGGCGCAGCCGGCGGCCGGTGCCACTGTAGAGGCCGACGAGGACACCTACCGCGTCTTGCGGCCACGACGGATTGCGTGGGTCTGAAAAACGCCCGCTGCGGGCATTCAGCCCCCCAAGGGTGACCGGATGGTGCGGCGATGCCGGTTTGTCGGCACCACGGCATTTATAAACGCCTGCACGTGCGGGTAGAGAGGTGATCGAGATGGGTGTTTTCGAGCGTGTGCGATCGTGGCTGGCCGTGGGTGAGAAGGAATCGCGGGTGGTGGAAGCCGCGGGCGCCACGGTTGACGTCGACGAAGGAGAAGGCTGGCGCCGGCTCTCCGGCGACAATTCACGGGATCTGTCGCCGCTCTCGCACAGCCGTATGCGCGAGACGGCCTATTTCCTGTGGGACAGCAATCTCCTGGCCAACCGGATCATCGAATTGCCCCTGGCCTACCTGCTGGCCGAAGGCGTGTCGCTGGTTGCAGGCGACAAGGCCATGCAGGGGGTGCTCGACCGGTTCTGGTCCGATCCGATCAACGACCTGGATGCGAAGCTTGAGAAGAAGCTGCGCGAGTTGTCGCTGTTCGGTGAGCAGTGCTGGCCGGTTGCCGTCAATGACCTCACCGGTCATGTGCGGCTGGGTTACCTGGATCCGGGCTTGATCGCCACGGTGGTGGTCGACCCGGACAACCCCGAGCAGCCAATCGGGATCGTGACAGCGAAGGACAGGAAAGGTGTGGCGCGTCGCTTCCGGGTGATCGTCAATGGCGACGAGTCGGTCTTCACCAAGCGCACGCGCGAGATCCGTCAGACCTTCGGCGATGGCGAGTGCTTCTACTTCAAGGTGAACGATCTTTCGACGAGCCGACGCGGCCGATCGGACCTGCGGGCTCCGGCTGACTGGGTGGACGCGTACGATCAGTTCCTGTTCGGGGAAGCCGAGCGCTACAACTTCCTGCGCGCCTTTGTGTGGGATGTGACCCTGAACGGGGCAACGCTCGAGCAGGTCACCGACAAGGCCAAGTCGATCACTGCACCCCGCCCGGGTGGCGTGCGTGTGCATAACGACTCGGAGATATGGAAGGCGCTCTCCCCTGAGCTTGGCGCGTATGAATCGAGTGCGGCGGGGCGACTCTTCCGCAACCACGTATTGGGCGGCGCGACGATTCCCGAGCACTGGTTCGGCGGCGGGGGCGACGTCAACCGCGCCACGGGTGAGAGCATGGGCGAACCCACGCTCAAAATCTTCACCATCCGTCAGCGCTTCGTGAAACACCTTCTGCAGACCATGGGTCGCTATGTGATCCGCCAGCATCTGCTGGCGCGCGAGAACGGCGAGCCAGCGTTCGACGATCCGCGCCTGACCGTGTCGGCGGTGTTTCCGGAGATGACCGCGCGCGACACGACGAAGTACGCCGCTGCGCTGGTACAGGTGGTCACCGCGGTAAACATGGCGATCGACGCCGGCCGGATGAGCGAAGCGACCGGGTTGCAACTCATTGCAGCGGTGGCTGCGCAATTGGGGGTGGACATCGATCCGGCCGCCGAACTCGAGGATGCACGCGAAGCCGCACGCAAGCGTCGCGAAGCGGATGCCTTCACGGGTCCGGCCGAAGACGATCTGGACGGCGGCGATGCGGCGCAGTGATCTGGAGGCGAGACTGAAGTGGACCCGCAAGCGACTCCTCCAGCGCAGCCGCAAACCGGTCCCGGATACTGGTGCTTGGTGTGCGGGCGATGGCTGCCCGCCGACGACTGGGGCGTCATCGTCCACGACCCCACGCCGCACCCGCCGGGAATGACCTTCGACGAAGAACGTCAACCGCAATGAGGCGCCTGCGATGACATTGCGCGATTCGGTGGGCGGACGTACACGCTTGATCCGCGACACCCAGGCGGAGATCGAGCGGCTGCTGCGCGAGGCTGCAGACCAGGCGGCCGCGGTGCTGGCCGACGCTCCGAGCGACTACCAGGCGTGGCGCCTGCCTCAACTGCGCGCCGAGATCGGCCGTGTGCTCGATGAGGTGGCGCCACGTGCGGCCGAGGTAGCGGACGCGGCCATGCTGGAATCGTGGCTGGCCGCTGGAGCGATGGTCGACGACGTGGTTGCAGCGCCGAAGCTCTCGGCCACCCTGCCTGCACTCGATCGCGGGCAGCTCGACGCGATGCGTGCCTTCACCACGGAGAAGATCCAGGGGGCCACGCTGGACGCCATGGACAAGATCAACGATCAGCTGGCGCTGACCATGATCGGCACCCAGACACCGTTCGAGGCCGTGCAGGAGGTCAGCAAGATCCTGGGCGAATCCACCCGCAAGCGCGCCACCAACATCGTGCGCACCGAGCTCGCCACCGCGTACTCCACTGCAAACCAGTTGCGCCTGGCGCAATGGGGTGAGAAGGTGCCCGGGCTGAAGAAGCGCTGGGTGAAGAGCGGCAAGGTGCACCCGCGCATCGAGCACGTGGCGATCCACGGCCAGGTGCGCGACGTGGACAAACCGTTCGATCTGGAAGGTGGCGCGGTGCAGATGATGCAGCCGCACGACCCGAGCGCGCCGCCGAAGCACCGGATCAACTGCGGCTGCATTGCGGTGCCGGTGGTGCCCGGCTACGTACGCACAGTGATCGACGAGAAGGAACAAGAGGCCGCCATTGATGCCGAACGTGGCAAGGCGGCACTGGCGGCGGCGCGGACGAGTTCGCCGCACGTGGCCCCCGCGCCCGCGCCGGCTGCTACACTTCAGGTGGCACAGGCGGTCTATGCGCAAGCGGCGGCTGGCGGCAGGCACGCTGGGTTTCTGACCCGGTTGAAAGACGAAGGGCCGACGCAGTTGCGCAAGAGTGTCGCATCCCAGCAAAGGCGCGTGGATGCGCACCTGGCCAAGCTGGCCGACCCGGCCAGCGCCGTAGCTGACTGGGCGCAGCGCTCGCCGCTCTACCAGCAGGGTTTGCTCAAGCACTGGCAGACCGAGGTGGACGTGCTGCGCGAACAGATCATGATCATTGAGGAGTACCGCAATGCCCAGCAAAGAACCAAGTGAATACCAGGCCAAGTACGCCGGGGCCGCGATCTGCCTGTCCAGCGTGGTCGAACTGCTCAAGGAAGAGGGCGAGGCGCATGCGGGTGAGGTCGACGGCCTGCTGGCCTATGCGGCGCTGTCGCGCATTGCCGGCCAGGCGGAAGCCTGGGGCGTGCCGCTGGAGGACATCGGGCTTGCCGGCTACGACGTCGAGGCGTTGCTCAGTCCGCGCCCGGCCGCCTGACCCTGCAGTAACCCATCTCCCTGAAACGCCCCGCCCTCGCGCGGGGCGTTTGCATTCTGCAAAGTCCTTTGCGTGATCGCGTTCGCCGAGCCGCCGATCATGACTCCGTCAGTTTCACTTTTCACTCTTGGACGGAGACCTGGATGAACAAGCCGATGGATCTACCCGCCGCCGAAGCCGCCAGGCTGGTGCGTCGGGAAGTGCCCGATCTGGGCAAGGACGGCAAGCCGACCGGCAAGGTGGTCGACAAGGCCGTGGCGGCCGCCGAGGTGTTCGCCGTGGCGGTACGCGGAGAGGTGGTGACCGTGGTGACCACGGACGGCCGCAAGCTGGTGGGCGAGCTGCCGGCACGGAAGGACGCCAAGTGAGTGCCCCGGCCAAGGCCCGCAAGGGTGTGGTCCCGCCAGCGGGCATCGTCGGTGCGCGCCTCGTGGAAGCGGCGGCCACCGAAGTGCGCACCGTGATCGAGCTGGTGCGCGCGGCGGTGCAGAAAACCCTGGGGCGCGACTGGGTGCATGTGGCCGCGGTATATCCGGATCGGCTCGTGGTCGAGCTCGACGGGCGCCAGCGGGCCTATCCCTACACCCTCACCGAAGACAACCAGGTGCAGCTCGGCACGCCCTTCGAGGTCGTGATGCAGCACCACCCGGTGCGCGTCACCGAGGCGGCTGCAGGTGGCGAGATCGGCGCGTTCATCGAAGCGGTGGGCGAGCCCGGTGGCGGCATCTGGACCATACGCGTGATCCGCGCTGGTGAATCGAGCAACGGCAACTACTACGGCGACGCGGCCCTGAAGGGGCTCACGCGGCTGCTCGAAGGCGTGCGCGTGTTCGAGAAGAGTGACGCCGAGCACGTGGCCGACCTGAAGAACGGGGTGGCGCCTGGCAAGAGCGTGAGAAACCTCGTCGGGGCGCTGACCAATGCCCGCTTCGTGGAAGGCGCGCAGCCCGATACCGGCGAGGTCCATGCCGATCTGAAGCTGATCCAGCCCGATGGCGAGGTCGCCGTGCGGGTGCGCGAAGCCCATGCGCGGGATCTGAGCCACCTCTTCGGCTTTTCCATCGATGCCGACTCGATCGTCAAGAACGTCCGGCGCGGCAACCGGCGCCTGCGCGAGGCCACGCAATTCACCAAGGTCCGCTCCGTGGACCTGATCGTCGAACCCGGTGCGGGCGGCTCGCTGCTGCGCATCGTCGAAGCCCACACGTCCCAGGAGGATGAAGACATGGCACTGCGCCAACGCATGATCGAGGCCGTCCGCGCCCGCAATCCGCAGTTCGATGGCGAGACCGCTACCGATGAAGAACTGGTCGCCGCCTACGATGCGGCTATCGCCGCCGGGCGCGTCACCGAGGCGCAAGGCGCGGGTGCGGACACGCTCAACGCGGTCCGCCTGGTCGAGTGCCGCATGGTCGCACGCGACCTGATCAACGCGGCCAAGCTGCCCCAGCCGGCGAAGGAAAGGCTTGCACAGCGCTTCACCGAAGCCACGGCACCGTTCGAGGCCGCCGCCGTGACGGCTGCGATCGAATCCGAACGTCAGTACCTGGCGCGCTTCACCGAGAGCGGCAAGCCGGTGATCCACTTCGACGACGTGGTGCAGGTGGAAGACCGTTCGACCAAGATCGCCGGCATGCTCGATGCCTTCTTCGACCCCGAGCACAAGGAACACCGCGCGGTGCAGTCGTTTCGCGAGTGCTACGTAGAGATCACGGGCGATCGCCGCGTGACCGGGCGTCTCGACCAGTGCGACATGGCGCGCCTGCGCGAGAGCGTGGGGTCGCGCTTCGTCGAGGCGACGATGACGTCGGCGACCTTCGCCGCCGCGCTGGGCGACTCGATCACCCGCCGGATGCTGGCCGACTACCGCACGCCGAGCCAGTACGACGTGTGGCAGTACCTGGCCAACGTGGTGCCGGTGAATGACTTCCGCACCCAGGAGCGCACGCGCTGGGGCGGCTTCGGCGATCTGCCGGCGGTGGCCGAAGGCGATCCATACGTCGATGGCGGCATTCCCGACGATGAGGTCGCCACCTACAAGGCAGCGAAGACCGGCCGCCTGTCGCTGGTGACGCTGGAGATGATCCGCAACGACGACGTGGGCATGGTGCGGCAGATCCCGGTGAAGCTCTCGCGTGCGGCAAAGCGCACGCTGGCGAAGTTCGTGCTGGACTTCATCCGCACGAACCCGGTCATCTACGACACCAAGGCGCTCTTCCACGCCGATCACAACAACCTGGGTGCGGCTGCGTTGGCGGCCGGCACCTGGTCGGCAGCGCGCCTGGCCATCATGAGCCAGACGGAAGCCGGCAGCGGCGACCGTCTCGGCATCCCCCCGCGCAACCTGTGGGTGCCCGCAAATCTTGAGGAAGCGGCGTTCGAGCTCTTCAAGCAGCGCGGCACCAATCAGGACCAGAGCTTCATCCAGACCCAGGCGCCGCGCATCATCCCGGTGTGGTACTGGACGGATGCCAACGACTGGGCGGCCTCGGTTGACCCGCTGGACGTGCCGACCGTCGAGATCGGCTTCCTGGATGGCAACCAGGAGCCGGAGATCTTCGTGCAGGACAATCCGAGCCTGGGCAGTCTCTTCAACAACGATGCGATCACGTACAAGATCCGCCACATCTACGGCGGTGGCGTGATGGACTTCCGTGGCCTGTACAAGGCCGTGGTGGCCTGAGTCGAGTCGATGAGCCGCGAGCTGATCCTCGACCTGGTGGCGGACCTGATCGCGCAAGGGGCCGGTCGGGTCTCGCCCGACAGCCGCGAGCGGGCGCTCGGGCTCGCGCTGCTGCGCTATGACATGGATCGGCCGCGCGTGATGGTGGAGGATGTGACCGCAACAGGCGGGCGCGTGCTGCCCTGGCCGCTCGGCTGGGACGCTGCGCGCAGCGTGCTGCGGTCGATCGAGTCGCCCGTGGATCGCTTCCCGCCCGTCGAACTCGCGGCCGATCAGTGGAGCGTTTATCGGGGGACGACCGGTCGCGAGCTTCGGCTCGCGGTCGCACTGCCTGCAGGGCAGGATGCGCGCCTGGCTTTCACCGTGCCGCACGTGCTGACTGACGACGAGTGCACGGTGCCGATCGAGCATGCCGAAGCGCTGGCCTGCTACGCGGCGGGTACCCTGTGCGAGCAGATCGCGACCCAGCACGCGGACAACGCGGATGCCACGATCAGCGCCGACCGGGTCGATCAGTCGAGCCCCGCGCGGGAGTGGGGACGGCGCGCCAACAGTTTGCGTAACCGCTACTTCGCCGTGCTCGGAATCTCGGCTTCTGGCGGTACGCCAGCGGCCAAGCCGGTACCGGCCTCGGCCGTTGCCGACATGGATCTTTCCCCGAGTTTTGGGCACACCTTTTTGTATCGGCGGGGACGGCGATGAAGATCGCGTTCGATGCCGCTCCGCTCAGCCTGTGGCGCCATGCGTTCATCCGCGCGCCCGAGCTTGCCGCCGAGGAGATGCACGGCTTCATGGTGCGCAGCACGGCACATTTGCAGGCCGAAGTGCAGGAGCGTACGCCGACGACGCACGGAACCTTGAGGGCGAGCATCTTCGGCGATGTGCGTCCGTTCGATGATGGTTTCGGCGTCGAGGGGCTGGTGGGTACGCCTCTGGCCTATGCGCCGGCCGTCGAACATGGCACCCGAGCGCACCGCCCGCCCATTGAACCGCTGGTGGATTGGGCGCGGCAGAAGCTCGCGCTTTCGGGGACCGAGGCTGAAAAGGCGGCGCACGCGATCGCATGGAAGATTGCCCGCCGTGGAACCGAGGGGGCACACATGTTCCGTGATGCGTTCAATGCGAACCAGGTGCAGCTCCAGGCGGACTTCCGTCGCAGTGCGGTGCGCCTGGTGACGCGGATCGAGGGGGCTGCGCGGTGAGTGCGGCCGAACACCTGGAAGCCATTCGCGCAGCGCTCGTCTCGCGCCTTCAGGCCGTGCCCGAGATCGGCGTGGTGCATGGCTACCAGCGCTACACGGCAAATCTGCGCGACATGCCGGCGCTGTATACGAGCGAGATCGGTGGCGTTCGGCAGTTGCGCGGCTGGTACGTGAGCCGCAAGCGCACGGAAGAAACCAGCCGGGTCCCAGGGGCCTACGCGGTCACCCACGAATGGGAGATCCGGGGCTACATGGCTCTTCTCGACGCGGCGCAGTCCGAGATCGTCTTCGATGGCCTGGTCGAGCGTATCCGCGAGGTGTTTCGCGGCGAGGACGCCCTGGGCGGCCTCGTGGGCTCGATCGTCTTCGACGAGGAAGACGGGTCGCAAGCAGGCGTGCAGGCGCACCTGGAGCCAGTGATGTTCGCCGGTGTCCTGTGCCATGCCGCCCGGTTGAGCTTGCGCACCCGTACCTGGTTCAGGAGCGTTCCATGACGATTCGCAAACGAACTTCAAGGGCCGTAAAGGCCAGTGAACGGGCAGAGGCGCTCGACGCCCAGTCCCCCGCAGCCGGGGGCGGTTTCCCCGGCACCCACAACCGCGAGAGCGAAGCAGCGATGGCGGACGGGGTTTCCCCGTCCGCCGGGTCGGCGCCGCTGTCGCACGTCGGCGACCGCTACTGGGGTCGCGGCGGCCGTTACATCGTGGGCAGCGACGGCATCCGTCGGCCGCGCCCGGCAACCGAGGAGTGATCCGACATGGCAAACGTCCTGGCGCAGCCGCGCTTCTGGAAGAAGAAGGCAATCCTGATCAAGCCTGAAGTCACGGTGGGGGTTGACGCCGAGCCAACGGGTGCTGCGAACTGGTTCGAGGCGCGCAATGTGTCGTTCCAGCCGTTCGACGCCCAGACGGCCGATCGCAACATCATTGCACCGTGGATGGGCAACAGCGAAAAGCTGATCACCAGCAAGTACGCGAAGCTCTCGTTCGAGCTGGCGCTGGTGGGGCCGGGTACGGCCGGCCAAGCGCCCAAGGTCGCGCCGGTGCTGCTTGCCGCGGCAATGGCCGAGACGCTGACCGCCGACACCTCGGCCGCCTACAACCTCGTGAGCGAGGCGATCGGGTCGCTGACCGCGTACATCAACGTCGATGGCACGCTGCACAAGCTCACCGGTTGCCGCTGCAACGTCTCCGTTTCACTGTCGGCCGCGGGAATTCCGCTGCTCAATGTGAGCCTGGAGTCGGTGTTCATCGCTCCGGCGTCCGACGCGATGCCGATCGTGGATCGCAGCGGGTGGCCGATCGAGCAGCCCGTGACCGCGGCCACGACCGCGGGCATCGTGATCGATGGCACCACGCTCGCCTACAGCACGTTCGATCTCGACCTGGGGAACCAGTTGAAGCGGATCGATCTACCGGGTCCGCAGACGGAAATTGCAATCGTCGATCGCGCGCCCACGGGCAGTGTGACGGTGCTTGCGCCGGCCCTGGGGGTGTTCGACCCGTTTGCATTGGCCACGGCGGGGGAAGTCGTGGACGTGGTCACGACCCAGGACAACCGCGCCGGGTTCAAGGCCCGGCTCGACGTCAAGGCGCGCGTGATCGGAGTCGACTACGAGCGGATCGAGGAGATGCTCGCCTACAAGCTGACGCTGGAGCCTACGCCCGTCGCCGGCGACGACGAAATCTCGCTCACCTACCTCTGACCCCACGGATCCAGGACAGGAGTTCGCATCCATGACTCAGAAACAAGTTCTGCCGGCGTTCGTGCTGGTTTCCAACCCTACGGTCCGCTGGCCGGTGAGCGTGCAGGTGCCCGTCGACGGGGGCGCATCCACCGAGTACGGATTTACCGGCACGTTTCGCGTGCTCTCGGAATCGGACCTTGCCGCGGCACTGCCCGCCCGGACCGAAGAGGATCTGAACAAGCGCAAGTGGGTCGATGTGCTGGCCGAGAACGCGGAGTGCCTGCCCAGGGTGATGGTGGGCTGGGATGTGCTCGATCCGGACGGCAGACCCGTACCGATCGAGCAGTTGCCGGCCGCTCTCACAGGCCCGCACGGCAAGTGGCTGGCGGCGGGCATCCATCAGGCGATCCTGCAGATCCGCCTGGGGTTGCCTGCGCGCCCGCCGGCCATCGAGGGAAACTCGCCGACTGCGCCCGAGAGTGGGTCCGCCGCGCAGTCGGACGATCCGGACCCGATGAGTTCGAAGACGACCTAGCGGCGTTTGGCGTCGCTGCCGAGGCGCGCGCGGCCGATGAGCCCCGCCCCTTCGAAGTGTACGCGTGCAACTGGCCTGCGTATGAGCTGTGGGCGCAGACCTGGCGCCAGTGGCGATGGGTGTCCGCAGGCATGGCCGGCGCGGTGCGTGCGGGGCTTGACTGGTGTCAGGTCGAGGCGGTGATGCGCATGCGCGGCATCGGGCGCCGGGAGCGCCCCGCGCTTCTTCTTGCCTTGCGTGTGATGGAATCCGCGGCGATCGAAGAAATGGCGCGACTTGCCGAAGCGCACAGCGAAGTACCCCCCGCACCGAGGCGTAGCAGAGGAGTTTGAACATGTCGGGTGCTCGTGACCTGGTGATCCGCATCCGCGGCGATTCGGCCGAGTTCGTGACGGCCGTCGCGGGCGCGGATCGCAGCCTGGCCGGTTTCGATCAGAACATCGAGAAGGTCGAGCGGTCCGCCTCGAGCGCGACCTCGACCCTGGCCCGCCTCGGTGCCGGAATCTCGGCCGTGGCGGCCACGCGCGAGATCGTGCGCACCGCCGACGAGTGGGGCCAGTACGCGAGCCGCATGCGCATGGCCACCGACAGCGCAGAGGAGTACTCGCGCGCCCAGAGTCGCATGCTGGCCAGCGCGAACGAGACCTACCGCTCGATCACCGAGACCCGGGAGTCGTTCATCCAGATGAGCCCGGTGTTGCGGCAGATGGGTCTCGATCTGGACCAGAGCGTCGATGCGCTCGACACGTTCTCGGGGCTCCTGGTCGTCAATGCCGCGAATGCCGAGCGTGGCGCCCAGGCACAGGGCGCGCTTTCGAAGAGCCTGCAGACCGGAAAGGTCGATGCCGAAGCCTGGCAGAGCCTGTTGCGCGCGATGCCATCGCTCGTTACGTTGCTCGCGCAGTCGACAGGCATGGCCGAGGCGGAAATCCGCCGGCTGGGCATCAGCGGGAAACTCTCGATCGATGCGCTGGTGCGCACGCTCGTCGAAGGAAACGAGACGGTACAGGCTCAGGTTGCTGGCATGCCGACCGCCGTCGCGGATGCACTGCAGAAGCTTCGCAATGGTTTCTCGGAGTATGTGGGCGGCAGTAACGAGGCGCTCGGGCTGACGGCAAAGCTTGCGGCCGGCATCGGCAACGTGGGTGAGAACTTCGAGCTGATCGCGGAGTTGTCGCTCGTTGCCGCGGCAGCCCTGGGCGGCAAGTACGCCGCAGCGCTTGTGCTGACGACGGCCAGCCGCGTCAAGGATACGCTGGCCGTGCGTGCGGCGACGATCGCAGAGATCGCCTACCAGCGACAGTTGGCCGCGACGGCGGGGGCACAGGCGGCCGCCGCCCTCACCGCGACCGAGCGCACGGCAGCCCTGGGGCGTCAGACCGTCGCGCTGCAAGCCGCCTCGCTCGGTACCGCAAGCCTGGCACGCGGCGCCGGCCTCGCGCGCGGCGCGCTCGCTCTGCTCGGCGGGCCGGTTGGCGCGACCGCGGCCTTGATCGCGGGCGGCATCGCAATCTGGTCGCAGTGGGGCGGATCGGCTGTCGAGGCACTGACGAAGGCGCGCGAGGCCGGAAAATCGCTCCTCGATGTGCTCGGCGACAAGTACTTCCGCCCCGAGAAGCTCAGCGAGCTTCAGGTCATGGCACGGCAGATCGAGCAACTGCACAGCGAGCTGCAAAAACCTGCGACCGGCATGCACGCGAGCCCGGTGCATCGCCAGGCACTCGAACGGCAACTGGCGCTGGCGATCGCAAGCTACGAGCGGCTGGCTGCGGCCGCGCAGACTGCCGGCGCGGCCGTCGAGGAGGCTGGCGCACGCGGGGCCAGCGCAGCGGCCGCGATGTCGACCTCCGAGACGGATTACCTGGAGGCGCTCCAGCGCCGCATCGGTGCCCTGGTCGACGGCAATGACGCCCTGGCGCAGGCCGAGCGCTGGATCCGCGCAAACACGGACGCAACCGAGATGGGTTCGGCTGCGATCCGCAACGCGGCCGCGGAACTGAATCGGCTGCAGCGCCAGCAGGAAGCCTCGCGCGAGCTGGCCGATGCGCTGCGCAGGCAGGCCGAGGCAATGAACCAGTGGGTGATGGCGCAGGTTTCCGCCGCGCAGCAACTCGGGGATTCCTCGGCACAGGTAACGCAGAACTTGCGCGAGCAACTGGAAACGGTCGGGTTGTCGACCACACAGTTGGCTGCGTACCGCGCCGAGAAACTGCGCACCGCGGCCGCCACGAACGAACATGCTGCAGCCGAGCTGGAGGCCGCTGCGGCGATTCTGAAAGCCAAGGGGATTTTGCCCAATGTGGTGAGCGCATATCGAGCGCTTGCGCAAGCACGGCGCGATGCCGCACGCGAACAGCTCGCGCAGGCATCGATCACGATCGAAATCGCGGCCCAGCAGGCGTCGATCGACGCGGCATCGGAGGCCGAGGCCGAATGGCTGCGCACAGCGCAATCGATCGAGCAGAGCCTGACCGACGCGTTGATGCGCGGTTTCGAGGACGGCGCCGGGTTTGCGCAGAACTTCCGCGATGTGCTCGTCAACATGTTCAAGACCTTGGTGCTGCGGCCGCTGATCCAGCCCATCATGATGCAAACGGCGGGGGGGATCACGAACACGCTGTACGGCGGAAACGGACAGCAGATGCTTGGCAGCGACATGCAGAACAGCTTGCTGTCGCGTGGGGTTGGAATGATCGGCAACGCTGGTCCATGGGGTGCGGGATTTGCTTCGGGCGTTTCGGAAGCTGCGCTCGGATCGCAGTTCGTCGGCCCAAGCGCGTCGCTTGCGCCGGGTGCGATCGGGCAGGGTGCGAGCATCGGCTCGTCGATTGGTGGTGCGATCATGCCTGGGCTTGGCGCCTATGGATTTGCACAGAAGTACGGCGTGGTTGGCGGCGTAGTTGGCGGACTCGGCACGACAGCGCTGGGCGGTGCGCTGGGGATGGGAGCTGGCGCGGCTGCTGGAGGTGGGCTTGCCGGCGCGACCGCGGCGCTCGGCGCGATGGGTCCGATCGGCTGGGCTGCGCTCGCGATCGGGGCGATTCTGGGTGCGAGCGGCACACCGAATGTCCCCGACAACTATTGGCAGCAGACGACAAGAGATCTCTCGAGCGGGCAGGTTCTGAGCCAGACCAACAATCCCGACTCGCGACGTCACAGCCCCGAGAATCTGGCGGCCTCCGACGCACTCTCGCAGTACGCCGTGGCGCTCAATGCGTTGCTGCACGCGATCTCCGGGCAGCGGGCGGCCGATACGGTCAAGTTTGGCATCGGCAGCCGTGACAAGCAGCTCTGGATTGACGACGCACCGGTGCACGAGGGGGATCGATTCTCGCGCATGAGTCTCGATGAGCTGCGGACCGTGTTCGACAACGAAATGGTGTCGCGCGTATTCGATGCGCTGTCGGATGACATGCAACGCGTCGTCGGCGAGATCTCCGACGCAGGCCGCGCGATGGGCGATGCACTGCAGAGCGTGATCCAGATCGATCCGCTCAATGACTGGCTCACGCGCCTCAACCTGGGCGTGATCGATCTGTCGCTCGCCGGTGCAGATGCGACCGATCATCTGCTGCAGCTCACCGGCGGGATCGAGAACCTGGTGGGGGCTCAGCGTGCGTACTACAGCGAGTTCTTCAGCGAGTCGGAACGCCTTGCGCACCTGAGCGCCGATCTTGCCGCGGCGCTCGACGAACTCGGCTACGGCATGGTGCAAACCCGCAGCGAGTTCCGCGCAATCGTCGAGGGGCTCGACCTGATGAGCGAGGACGGCCGCGAAACGTACGCCCGACTGCTCGCACTGGCTCCGGAGATGGACCGCTATCTGGACCAGCTCGAAGAGCAGTCCGATACGACTCGGGCCGCAGCCGAAGCAAGCCGCAGCTATCGATCGGCGATGAGCGCGCAGATCCGGACGGTGCAGGATGGGGTGTCGCGCTTGCAGCGGCTCTCGAACCTGCTCGCGGGCACGCTCGACCGGATGTCGCTCGGAACGCTGGCAGATGAGACGATGCGCCGCGATGCGGCACGCGCGCAGATCGAGGCCGCGCTGGCGATCGCGCGCGCGAGCGACGGGCGCACCCTGCCCGAGCCCGAAACGATCGCCCCGGCGCTGTCGCGCCTGGCCGAACCCTCGGCGCATCTGTTCTCGTCATTCACGGACTACGCGCGAGAGTTCTACACGACATCGGCCACGATCTCGGGGCTTCTTGAGATCACGGACGAGCAGCTGTCGGTGGAGGAGCGCACGCTGCGCTGGCTGCAGACGCGCTCTGAAGTCGAGGACGGTCAGCATGCTGAAGAGGTGATGGCTCTGGGCCAGATCGACGCGCGCGGGGTGGAAACGGTTGCGCGTCTCGATGAGATCAGTGCCACTTTACGTGCGGCATTTTCGGATGAAATCGAATCGAAGGAACGTCGTCAGAGTGATCCCACGAATCGGTTCGGTAACGGCACAGGCGACCTGCTGACGATTGGTGAGCTATCAGGGGATTGGGCCGAACTCATGGGCCTGACGCGCGAGCAGGCGGCGTCCATCATCGCGCAGCGCGCCGGGTTGGGGCGCGATACTCCAGCACCTGTATGGGCGGCGCTTCCGGTGCAGGAGAGGGGTGCGTTCAGCGAGCGTGCTTATCTCGCGCAGCACCCGGACGTCGCGGCGGCGGTTGCCGGCGGGGCGTTCGAATCGGCCTATGAGCATTGGATGCTTCACGGCCAGTACGAAGGCCGGGTCCCTGGGTTCGCGACCGGAGGCGATCATACGGGCGGCTTTCGGATCGTCGGTGAGCGCGGCTGGGAGCTGGAGGCCACCGGGCCGGCGCGCTACTGGTCGCATGCGGACTCGGTGCGGATGCTCTCTGGAGTGGGTCGCAGCGATGCAGCCGCGGCCGAGGTCCGGCAGCTGCGGGCTGACTGCCGTGCGGCATGGACTGAATTCCGTGCGGCCTTGAGCGCAATCGCCGGGCACACGCATCGTGCGGCGCGTACCCTAGAGCAGTTCGAGTACGACGGTCTGGGTGTGAGGGTCGAATCATGATCATCATCCGCCCGGCCACGCTTGACGACGCCGCGTTCGTCTCGAGCAACGTACCCGAATCCGATCACGCCGAGTACGATCCGGGCGCGACCTATGACAAGGGCGATCACTGCATCGTCGCCGCAGCGCATCTCGTGTTCGAGTCACTTGAAGATGGCAATTTCGGCAACGAGCCGGCGACCAGTCCGACCAAGTGGCTGCAAGTCGGCCAGACGAACCGCTGGAAGATGCTGCGCGATCCGATCGCGAACCAGACCAGCGCTGCCGACGAGATTGAAATCAAGCTGGCCCCCGGGCTGATCGACGCGTTGGCACTTTTCAATCTTGAGGCCACCGCGCTCGAGATCACACTCGAGGATCCGCTCGAGGGCGTCGTCTATGTCAGCAACGTCGACCTGCAGGACGATTCTGCCGTTACAGACTGGTATTCGTACTTCTTTGAGCCGATCGTGCGCAAGACGGATTTCAATGCGTTCGACTTGCCGCCCTACGCAGATGCTGAGCTGACGGTACGGATCATCAACGCCGGCTCGACCGCGAAATGTGGCCTGCTCGTGGTTGGCCGACAGCGTCACATCGGCGATACCGAGTACGGCGCCCAGTTCGGCCTGCTCGACTTTTCGCGAGTGGAACGGGACGAGTTTGGTGCGACAGAGATCGTGCCGCGACGTCACAGCAAACGAGCCACGTGCCAGTTGTGGGTCGACAACAACCAGGTCGGATACGTCTACAAGTTGTTGGCCGGATACCGCACAACGCCACTCGTGTGGTCAGCGGCGAACGGGCTCTATGAAGATGTGGCGCTCATCTACGGCTACTACCGAGACTTCACGGCGACGATCCAATACCCGAAGCACTCCGTTTGTCTTCTGGAAATCGAGGGATTGACATGACAGCACCAGTTGTTCCAACGCTATCGACCCCGCCATCGCGAGGGCAGGTCGGGGCCGTGTTCTCAGCGAATGGCGACGCCTTCCTGGGCGGGTTGCCAGCCTACGGCGCAGCGCTGAATGCGCTGGGGTCGTGGGCGGCGAGCACCGCGGCCGTGGTCGAGACCAACGCGACGAACGCCGCTGGCGCTGCTGCTGCAGCGATGGCGGCAGCGAACTTCAGGGGCCAGTGGCTCAGTCTGTCTGGATCACTCGCCATACCTGCCACCGTAGCGCACGCGGATGCCGCGTGGCTACTGCTGGAGAATGTCGCGGACGTGACGGCTCATGAGCCCGGAGTCTCACCAATTTGGCTGCGCATGTTCGCGTTGGGCGTTGCTCGATTTGCAGTTGTTGAAGTTGCCGATGACTACATGGGGAGTGCTCGGCAGTGGGTCGAGCAGACCGCGAACGACAAATCTGTCTGGATGCCGCCCGACCCGCCCCCGGGCACTGAATTCGGGTTTGGGATCAAGGGTGCGGTGACGGGTGCGGTTCTTAACCTGAATGGCTCGCTCTTCGAAGGCGAGGATATCGGGCATATCGAGTGGGATGGTCCGCCGAACAGCGGGCGCCCCTTCATCTATGTGAGTACCGTTGTCGGCTGGAGGGTTGCGTGATGAAGTACAGCGAGTTGTTCAGCGGCGGCATTAAATCCATTCAGACCGGTTTCGTCGACTCCGCGTCCGGATCTGCTGGGACATCGATGACCGAGGACTGGATATATGTCGATGTCGCAATATCGGCTGTAGCCGACATTGCGAAATGTGACGTGTCGATTGATGGCGGCGGCGCTGTCAGCGGCTCTCCGATAGCGATCAACATCGCAATGTCAAAAACTGCGACAACTCATGAGATTACCGCCCGTCTGACGAGCACGACCAACCTACGTGTGTCGATGGCAACAAGCGGCACACATCACAGGATCTCGGGGCGCTGGAAAATCGTGGAGCACAACTGATGAGATACAGATACGCACAAATCAACGACGATGGGATCTGTGTTGCAGACTCAAGGCTCTCCAGTACGATCGACGCCCCGCACATGATTCGGCTTGCAGACGACGATCCGTCGCCACTGGGGCGACGGTGGACCGGGGCTGACTGGGAGGATGTGCCCGATCCAGAAGAGCCCATGCCCGCTCCCCGCCCACGCATCGTCATCACGCAGATCGCCAGCAGTGATCCTGAGGCGCTGATCGCGCCCGGCGACGTGACGATCGCGGCCGGAGAGTCCGTTGCAGTGCTCGCAGAGCTGCGCGCGCCGGATGATTCGCTGGTCCCGCTGACAGCGGCGTTTCGGATGCCAGTCGTGGCGCGCGACGGGCGCGAGCGGATCGTTTTGGCGAAATTCGTCGGTGGGGTCGCAGAGATCTCAACGACGTTCGCGGAATCGGGCGTCTGGCAGATCCGGGAGAGCGCTATCAACTCTGGGCTGCCGGCACAGCAGCACATGGACTTCGACGGCCTCGACATCTACGTAGTGCAGTAGCTGCATCAGGGACGGGCGACCCGCACCGGTGTAGTCGCACCGGCGCGAGCCCCGAACAAGCTGAGTCGACAGCAAGCCGGCAAGGCCCGTCGCTCTCGCGAGAGCAAGTGGACCGTAGCCAATTTGTAAAAGGCTTGCAATGGATGAAATCAGGTGCGGCAAGTGCCGCAGGCTGCTGGCGCGCGGAGAGTGCGTCCGCATCGAGATCAAGTGCCCAAGATGTGGGGTGCTCGGTCAGTTCTTTTTCAATTCGAAGGCCTCGAGCCTCGGTCAGGAACGCCATGGAGCGTCAAGCCAGACGGAGGCTACTCGTGGTGACGGTACAGAGGACATCAGTTGAGGCACCGCGGCGCAGCGTCCTGCGCTACTTCGGTGGGAAATGGGCGATTGCGCCGTGGGTGATTCAGCACCTTCCGCAGCATCGAATCTACGTCGAGCCGTTCGGAGGCGCGGCTTCTGTCTTGCTGCGAAAACCTCGCAGCAAGGTGGAGGTGTACAACGATCTGGATGAAGAGATCGTCGGGGTGTTTCGTACGATTCAGTGTCCCGACACCTGCACGATGCTAATCCGGCGTCTAAGGCGCACTCCCTACTCCAGGGAGGAGTTCGAGCGCGCGTTCCTTGCAACACCCAACCCGGTGGAGCGAAGCGCACGAGCGATCATTCGGGCCTTCATGGCCTTTCATCACGAGTCGCTTTTCAATCTGCGCAAGACATCGTTCGCCGATGCGCGGCACCGATCCGGGAACCGTAGCAAGGCGCATGAGTGGGCAACCTACCCGAGAAGTCTCGCGGCAGTTTGCAGACGGCTCAGAGGGGTCGTGCTTGAGCGCCGGGACGCGTTCGAGGTCATCAGAGCACAGGACACGCCGGAGACCCTGTTCTTTGTCGATCCGCCATACCTACCCTCGACTCGCTCTAAATCGGGCTACCGGCACGAGCTGACCGAAGCGAATCACGCCGAGTTACTCGACCGACTGCGTTCCGTGCAAGGGCGTGTCGTGCTTGCAGGGTACCCGTCTGAGCTCTACGACACCGCCCTGAAGGGCTGGCAACGCGTCGAGCGACAACACTGTGCGGCCGGCAGCACTCGGCCGCGTGTCGAGGTCCTGTGGATCAAGTAATCTGTGATCCAGTGCAATTTCCTTGCATGAGACGGAACGCCTGCGGTCTCGATTTATCGCGGCCGTGGGCGTTCAATTATCGCGGCGCGCTTCATCCTCGACCTCGATCTGCAGGCAGATCTGCTCGGCGCTCCGGTCATGGACGCTCAGGTGCAGCGACACCGTTCCGGCCGGCG